GCGCTTCGGCGCCTAGTAACCCAAACGACTGCGCAAGCAGACTATTTTTTAAAGGAGGATAGACTTATGGGAAAAACAACATTTTCGGGTCCGGTATTAGCTGGTAGTATTAATGAAACTACTGGTACCACTTTAGGCTCGAATGTAAAAAATACTGGCTATGTAACAATGGCACAAGGTAAAGATGTTGCAATTACTGGAGCAACAGCAAATACAAATATTGCTGTAATTCCAGCTAATTCACAAATCTTATTTGTGCATGTAGATGTTACTGAAGTATCAAATGATACAAATGCTGCAACTTTTTCAGTAGGAAATGCTTCGAATGCAACAGCATTCACTGCTGCCGCAAACTGTAAAGCTTTAGGAAGAACATCACAATCTTCTGCAGCTTTAGGTTTGATGTCAAATGTTGGAGCTTCTGATATTAAAGTAGTAGGTGTATTTACTGGTACAGATGGCGATGGTAATACAGGAGCTATAACAACTTCTGTGACTTATCTTCAAGATAATGGCTTACAAAGAACATTTACAATAGCTTAATAATAATTTAGGGGGCCTTCGGGCCTCCTTTTATTGGAGATTTATGAACTTAAATTTAGATTTTTTATTTAAAGAAGGAAAAGCACTTAAAGATTTTTCAAATACTGAAGCTGAAGAAGATCAATCTACACAAGAATCAGTATTAGAAGCAAGTAAAATTTTAAAAACAGATACTAAATCTGATGATGAAAAAACAGTAGATGAAGAAACTTCGGAAATAATTCAAACTAAAAAAGATGATAAAGAACAAGAAAAAGATACAGAAGAATCATTAGAAGAAAAATTAGAAAATATAGAAAAAGTAATAGACACATTTAGTGGAAAAGGAAATACAGTAGTAGATAGTGGTCAATCTGTAGGACAAGCTCAAAGTATTAATTTAAATCAACAACCATTAGATTTAGGAAATATGCAAGCTAAAACTTATCAAGCAGAATACTTAAAACCAAGTACTGTTCATGATGACAGAATTGCTCTATTATATGATAATTTAAAAAAATATAATTTAATATAGGAGAAAAAATGGCAGGATCAGATATATTTGCAAATTCAGCAAGTGGAACTACTATCAATAATGCTACAGCAACTTTATTTGCTGGTCCCATTAGACTTAAAGGTTTTATAATTGAACCTAATGTTACTACTGGAACTCTTACTTTTATAGATGGTGGAACTGATGTATTTGAAGTAACTACAGGAAATGTAAGTGCAGGTGCTTCAACTGTTCAATTAAATCTTCCAGCGGAAGGTATAAAATTTGGAACAAGTTTACAAGCTAAAGCTTCAGTTAATGGTGCTATATCAGTAACAGTATTTTACGCATAATGGAGGACTATGGCATTATCAGGAAGTTCAACTTTTACTTTAACAGTAAATGATGTAATACAAGAAGCCTATGATAGATTAGGAGGTGATCCTATTTTAGGTTATGATGTACGATCCGCTAGACGTAGTTTAAATATTATGTTTAGTGATTGGGCTAATCGTGGTTATAATCAATGGACTGTGGAATATAAAACTCAAGCTGTAACTCAAGGAACAACTGATTACACTTTAGATAGTGATACTGTTGATATTATAAATGCTAATATTCAAATAGCAGATGGAAGTGAATATGCAATGACACGTTTAGGTCTTAATGACTATGCTGTAATTTCAAATAAAACAACTCAATCTAGACCTACACAATATTATTTACAAAGATTAATTTCTCCTATTCTTAAAATTTATCCAGCACCTGATCAATCTTATACTATTACATATTATCGAATGAGAAGAATTGAAGATATAACTGCTTCAACAGTAAGTGGAGTGGAACAAAATATTGATGTACCTTTTAGAGCTTTTGAATGTATGTGTGCAGGACTTGCTTATTATCTTTCTAAAAAAAGACCAGGTATACCTGCTGCAACTCAAGAAGTTTTAAGAGTAGATTATGAACAAGCTTTTGAAAGATTAATAGCAGGAGATGATACTCCTTCTACTAGAATTTTACCAGCTACAGCTAATAGATTTTATAATTAATGCCAAAAATACCAGCTACTACAAGACCTCATAGAGCACCTTCAAATAAATTTGCAGGTGGAAAATATGCTTATGCTATTTCAGATAGATCAGGATTAAGATTTCCTTATCAAGAAATGGTATTTGAATGGACAGGTATGTTAGTTCATACTTCAGAATGGGAACCTAAACAACCTCAATTAGATTTAACTTATTTTACAGATGCTCAAAGTTTAGAAAATGCAAGACTTCAAGCTAATGTTTCTGCTACTAAAGCAGCAAGAACTGGAGGAGGAATTGCTGGATCATCTACTGGTGGTGTTCCTAATCAAGTAACTGCTTTACCTGGTTTTGAAAATACATCAGGTCAACCTTTATATGTAGGAGTTGCTACATTACCAGAAACTTGGTATACAGCTAACACAAATTTGTTACAAACTGCGCTCGGAAATGTTACAGTTGTAATATCATGAATGAAAAAAAAATTGGTGTTATGGTCGCAACACCTTGTTATGGCGGTCTTTTATCCGAAGGATTTTTACATGGGATATTAAGTTTAACTCAATTTGCAGCTAAAAATAAATTTAAAGTTCATTTAAATACAATGGGAAATGAAAGTTTAGTTACTAGAGCTAGAAATACTTTAGTTAGTCAATTTTTAGATTTTTGTGAAAAAGATCCGGGAAATTTTACTCATTTAATGTTTATTGATGCTGATATAGGATTTAATGGAGAAGCTGTAACTCGATTATTACAAGCAGATTATGATATAGCTTGTGGAATATATCCTAGAAAATCCATTGATTGGAAAGGAATTCCAGGTTTTGTAAAAGAGGACCCTACTAATTTAGAACAAAAATCTTATGGCTATAATTTAAATTTTGCTAATCCTAGAAATATAAAAGTAGAAAAAGGATTTACTGAGGTTTTAGATGCTGCAACTGGATTTATGTGTATAAAAAAAGAAGTTTTTGATAAAATGAAAAAAGCTTATCCTAATCTTCAATATACAAGTGATCAAATTATTAATAATGATAGATATTCAAGTAAAAATTGTTATGCATTTTTTGACTGTATTATTGATGAAAAAAGTAATAGATATTTAAGTGAAGATTATGCTTTTTGTAGATTATGGCAAAAAATAGGCGGTAAGATATATGCTGATCTTCAAAGTCCTTTAACGCACTATGGAACTTATCCATTTGCAGGACATGTATGGACAAAATTTAAAGTTGATGAGGTAATTAAACATGGCAATGACGTACAGCAGTCTCCAAAATGATATTAAAGTTTGGGCTGAAAATACAGGAACAGATTTTGTTGCACAATTAGATAGATTTATTGGAAATGCATTTGAAAGTTTATCAAGAGATATTGATCCTATTGGATTTAATGAAAATGTAACTACAACTACAATAGCTGGAGATAGAATGGTAAATCTTCCTACTGCTATTGAACCAATGTTATTTAATTATTTATCAATAACTGTGGGTTCTAATGTGAGTTATTTAGAAATGAAAACTTTAGCATATTGTCAAGAATATTGGCCCGATATATCTATTCAAGGTCAACCCAAATATTTTTCTAATTTTGATGATGAACGAGTTTATTTAGCTCCTACTCCAGATCAAGCTTATACTGTTAAATTAGGATATCAAGGTAAAATTAATCCTTTATCTAATACAAATACTACAAATTGGTATACTGAAAATATTCCTAGTACATTACTTTATGGCTGTTTAGCTGAAGCAAATCTCTTTACAAAGAACATGGAAGATTATACTATATACAAAAATTTGTATAAAGAACAAGTAGCTACTATTAATAATGAAGCTCGTAGAAGAAGAAGAACAGACTATAAGTTTCCTGGTAGCCCACTAGGTACAAATACATTAACTGGAGGACAATAAATATGGCAATAACACAAGCAATTTGCACTGTATTCAAACAAGACTTAATGTCGCCTGGTGGAAACCTTGCAGCACAAACTTTAAAATGTGCTTTGTATGATAACACTGCATCTTTAGCAGCAAATACAACTGTATACGATACTGCAAACGAAATTTCATCATCTGGAACTAATTATACTACAGGTGGAAATGCATTAACTAATGTAGCAATTTCTGTAGATGGAACAACTGCAATTTTTGATGCTGATAATGTTACATTTGCAAATGCAACAATTTCTGCTCAAGCTGCACTTTTATACAATGCAAACAACAGTAACTCTGCAATTGCGGTTTTAGATTTTGGAGGAGTTAAAACTTCTACAAATGGAACTTTTGAATTACAGTTTCCTACTGCTAACTCGACTGCTGGCTTAATTAGAATAGCATAAGGAGAAACTCCTTATGGCAAGTACATGGAATAGTGGCCAATGGAACTTAGGTAGTTGGAATAGTTCAGCTGCAGGATCTGTCATCGAAGGTCTATTAGCAAATACTGCTTTAAGTTCAATTACAGTTGATGCAGAACTTAGACAAGGTTGGGGTCGAGGAGCTTGGAATTCTGCAACTTGGAATGCAGCTCCTGATGTTTATATAACTCCTACTGGTCAATCCATAACAGCTGAAATAGATTTAGGCTTAGGTTGGGGTAGAGAAGAATGGAGTTCTGATGGTTGGAATACTCCAGGTGGTTATATTTTAACAGGAAATGGTAGTTTATTTTCAATTACAGGACAATATGCAAATGCAAATCTAAGTTCAATTACTGTTACAGCAAATGCAGATAATATTTCTATAACTGGACAATATTCAAATGCAAATGTAAGTTCAATTACAGTTACAGGAAATGCTAATACAGGTATCATTACTGGATTATTAGCAAATACATATATAGGAACTTATTCTATTGCAGCAGGTGGAGCTATAACTATTGTAGTTCCAGAATTTGATTTAGAAGCAAATTTAGGGACGATTACTACTGGAAGTGCTAATTATTTAGATGTAACAGGTTTAGAAATGACTACTTATTTAAGTAGTATTACTACTGATACTGAAAACTTTATTCCTATTACTGGAATTCATGCTAATGCTAATACTGGATCTTTTATATTTAAAGGAGAACAAATTTTAAGTATAACTGGTCAAAGTATGACTATTTCTTTAGCTACTATAATTCCTGATTCTAATAACTTCTTAGAAATGACTGGAATTCAAGCTAATATTACTCCTGTAGATTTAAGATTTTGGGATGATATTAATGATTCAAATACCTATACATGGACAAATTTATAGTGTACAAATTAATACAAATATATATAGTTTACAAAAATAAATTAATAAGGAATAAATAACTATGCCTTCAACTTATACAGCTCGTTTAAAATTAGAACGTCAAGCTTCTGGAGAAAACTCAGGTAACTGGGGTAATCTTGTTAACTATGTTTTCAATAGAGTTGATGCTTCAGTAAAAGGATATCAAGCAGCTAATGTTGCAGGAAATGCAAATATTACTTTAACGTCTGCTAATTCAACATCAAATACAGATGATTCTTCTACTGATGATCAAGTTCATAATGCTGTATTAGAATTTACAGGTGCTTTAACAGCAAATATTCATGTTTTTACAGATGCTGTTGAAACAAAATATACTGTATTTAATAATACAACAGGTTCATATACTTTAACTTTTGCTAATACAGGTCATGCTGCTAATGGAGTTGCCCTTAAACAAGGGACTAAAACTTTAGTATATACTACAGGTTCTACTTTTTCTGATGTAATGGCTGATTTAGGTGATATTAATGTTACTGGAATTGGTAATGCAGGATCATCAAATTACTTTACATTTCCTGCTTCTGATGGTAGTAGTGGACAAGCTTTAACAACTGATGGAAGTAAAAATTTATCTTTTGCTACAGCAGGAATAACAACAGGAAAAGCTATCGCTATGGCGATGGTTTTTGGTTAATAGGAGAATAATAATATGGCAAACCCAAATATAGTAAATGTTACCAGTATTCTAGGACAAACGGATCTTTTTGCACTTACTACTACACAAGCAAATTTAGTTACTTGTGCTACAGATAAAGTTGTTAAAATAAATTCAATTTTAGTATCTAATATTGATGGAGCAAGTGCTGCTGATGTTACAATCAAAATGGATGATGGTTCGAATTCACGTGCATTAGCAAGTACAATTTCTGTTCCCGCAGATGCTTCATTACAAGTAATAGATAAAAATAGTTCTTTTTATTTAAATGAAGCTGACGTTCTTCAAGGAACAGCTAGTGCAAATAGTGATTTAGAATGTTTGGTTTCTTATGAAATAATAGATGATGCGTAGGAGGATAATTTATTATGTCTTCAGGTAATGGCGGAATAATCGGAGTTTCAAATGTAGTACAGAATGGTTGCACAGCAAGTGCAACTGCTTCAGGTGTTTGGGCATTAAACACTGTATACGATTATATCAAAGCTTCAGATTGGGTTTATAATTTTGCACAATTAGATTATTTAGTAGTTGCTGGTGGTGGCAGCGGTGGAGGAAACTCCGGTGGTGGCGCAGGAGCAGGAGGATTATTAACTTCTTTTCCCGGTGGTACAAAAATTGATATAAGAGAAGGAAATGTAACTGATATAACTGTTGGAGCAGGAGGTGCAGCGGTTTGTGGTAGTGTTAATGGAAATAAAGGAAATGATACTGTACTTGCAAGTGTAACTGCTACAGGTGGTGGTTATGGAGGCAACCATAGTACAGCAGGTGGTCCTGGCGGTTCTGGAGGTGGTGGTTCAGGAACTGGTGGACCTGGAGCTGGTACACCTGGTCAAGGAAATGCTGGTGGAAGCGGTGGTGGCTCAAGTGCTGGTGGTGGAGGCGGTGCTGGTGCAGTTGGCACTAGTGCTCCTGGTTATCCTGGCGGTGGTGGTAATGGTGGAGCTGGTGCATCAAATACAATAGCTCCGGCTTATCCTTTAGGAACAACATTCGGTGGTGGTGCTGGTGGACACGGTCAGCCTGGTGCGGGTGGTAACCCTGGCTCAGGTGGTGGCGGTTCTGGTGTAGGTTACGGTGGTGGTGGTCCGGTTACAGCTGGAACAGACGGTCTTGGTGGTGGAGGCGGTGGTGGTGCGCCTGGTGGTTCAAGAGCTGGTGGTGATGGAGTAGTTTTTGTAAGAATAGCTACGGCTTGTAAGCCTGCATCTTTTGCAGTAGCACCTGGAACTAATACAATAGCAACTGTAGGGTCTTGTACAGTAGCAACTTTCACAGTGACAGGGACACTAGAATTATAGAATTATGGCTGATACTGATTTACATTTTGCAGAATTAGAATCCAAAGTAGATCCAACAGGATTTACATCTGATACACATTTAGTAGTTAAAAGAGTAGTTGTGGTTGGTAAAGATGTACCAACAGCTAACGGTCCTTTAGGAGATAATCCTAAGCATGTTGATGGTGAGACATGGTGTCAAGATTTTTTTAAAGGTGGAACATGGAAACAAACTTTTAATGATAAGTCTTTTAGAAAAAATTTTGCAGCAATTAGTAATGTTTATGATCCTGTAAAAGATATTTTTGTATATAAACAACCTTTTGCGTCATTTACTTTAGACGAAAATAATGAGTGGCAAGCTCCAGTTACTTATCCAACAATTACAACATATTCTAATCCACAAGCTGGACAAGATATTGTAGATGAGAATGGAGTGGTGGTAGGTACTGAACCTGCTGATAAGACTTATATTATTTATTGGGATGAAGCAGGTCAAAAATGGAAAGCACAAAAAGATGAAGACACAATTTTAGATTGGGATTCATCAGGCCTAACTTGGATATCTACATAAAATTGATCTAGATCAATTTACTTTCATATCTTATTAAGATATACATGTCTTAATAAGACATATGCAACTTAAAAATTATTATTGGTATTTTCAGAAAGCAGTTCCAGAAAAAATTTGTGATGAAATTGTAAGATATGCTAAATCTATTAAAGATCAAATGGCTGTCACAGGTGATTTTAAGGAGCCTCAAACTTTAGATGAAATTAAAGATTTAAAAAAGAAAAGAGATTCCAATGTGGTTTGGTTGAATGAGGCTTGGATTTATAAAGAAATTCTTCCCTATGTTCGTAGAGCTAATGAAAATGCGGGTTGGAACTTTGAATGGGATCGTAGTGAATATTGTCAGTTTACCAAATATAGTAAAGGACAATACTACGATTGGCACCGTGATGGATGGGGTGAAGCTTATAAAAAAGAAGGGGATCCTTCTAACGGAAAAATTAGAAAGTTGTCTGTTACATTATCTTTATCAGATGAAAAAGATTATAAAGGTGGGGACTTAGAATTTGATTTTGGAGAGATAGAACCTTCGAAAAAACGAGTCCCACATAAATGTACTGAAATACAATCTAAAGGATCTTTGGTAGTTTTTCCCAGCTTTATATGGCACAGAGTATGTCCAATTGAAAGTGGAACAAGATATAGTTTAGTAATCTGGAATTTAGGACTACCTTTTAAATGAACAAAGAAGAATTAGAAAAGATATCCTGCGGGAGTGCTGAAACATTTCCTCTACAATTAACTAGAGAGGATTATTTTAAATGTCCTGTATGGAGTGTTGATGCTCCTCAATTTGTTGAGGATTTAAATAACGCCTCAGATAAATATATTCAAGCATCTAAAGATAATTTTAAAAAAGATATAGATAAAAGGAATAAAAAATTTGGGAATAAAGGAGATATGGGTCATGTTTTTCATTCCACTTCTTTAATAGGGGATCCTAAGTTTAAAGACCTTACAAATTATGTTATGGCGACATCTCATAATCTATTACTTGAAATGGGTTTTGATTTAACTCATCATCAAATCTTTGCGACAGAACTGTGGGTACAAGAATTTGCTAAAGATGGAGGAGGTCACCATACATTACATACTCATTGGAATGGGCATATGTCTGGTTTTTATTTTTTAAAAGCAAGTGAGCTAACTTCAAGACCAATATTTGAAGATCCAAGAGCTGGTAATATAATGAATCTTTTACCTCAAAAAAAGTCTCATAGAATAACTTATGCAAGTCACCAAATTAATTATGATGTAAAACCAGGTCGAATGATATTTTTTCCTTCTTATCTCCCTCATCAATATATGGTAGATATGGGATATGAACCCTTTAGATTTATACATTGGAACTGTCAAGCTATACCGAAAGGAGTATTAAATGTTCAAAAAAAATAAATATAAAATATTAAGAGGAGCTATATCCAAAGAACTGGCTTCATTTGTCTACTCTTATTTTTTAAAAAAAAGACAAGTTTGTCATTTTTTATTAAATCAGAAATATATTTCACCTTTTGCAGAATACTGGGGAGTATGGACTGATCCAATGATACCTAATACCTATTCTCATTATGCAGACACTGCAATGGAAACATTATTAGAAGCTTTAAAAACAAAGATGGAAAAAGAAACTGACTATAAATTAAATGAAACTTATTCTTATGCCAGGATTTATAAAAATGGAGATATTCTTCATAGACATAAAGATAGAGATGCTTGTGAGGTATCAGCTACTTTAAATTTAGGAGGAGATCCTTGGCCTATTTATTTAGATCCTACAGGAAAAACAGGTCAAGCGGGAATCCGAGTAGACCTTGAACCAGGAGATATGTTAATTTATTCTGGATGTGATCTTGAACATTGGAGAGAAGAATTTAAAGGAAAGGATTGTGCACAAGTTTTTTTCCATTATAATGATATTGAAGGGGAAAAAGGTAAGAAAAATAAATTTGATAGTCGTCCTTTTTTAGGACTTCCAGCATGGTTTAAGAAAAGTATTACCAGAACAGAATGAAAAAGCTTTACTTTACTTAAAAAGTAATATAAAACATAATTGTGGGGCATGAGATATATATCCACACCACACCTCATGCTCCTTAAATTTTAGTATAAATTTAATAGTTTTATTATATACTATTATTATGCCATTAACAAAATTAAATTTTCAACCTGGATTAGATACCGAAAATACAGAAACCGGTGCAGAAGGTAGATGGATTGACGGAGATAAGATCAGATTTCGAAAAGGACTTCCTCAAAAATTAGGGGGCTGGAATAAATTTAGTACAGCTTATTATGTGGGAGTAGGAAGAGCTTTAGAACAATGGTTTGCTTTAAATGGAGCTAGATATGAAGCTTTAGGAACAGATAGAAAAGTCTATACTTATGCTTCAGGTGATAATCAAGATATTACTCCTATTAGAACTACAGCTAATTTAGTAAATGCTTTTACTACTACTAATACCAGTGCTAATGTAACTATTTCAGATACTGGTCATGGAGCTACAGTTGGAGATTTTGTAACTTTAACCAGTACCAGCACTTCAGTTGGAGGAATTCCTGCTGCAACTTTAGATGCTGAATATGAAATTTTATCTATTAGTAATACTGATGCTTATATAATTCAAAGTAATGCTACAGCTACTTCAACAGTTGGTCCTACTGGTAATTGTACAGCTACTTATCAATTAAATGTAGGTCCTAGTCTTCAAACATTAGGATATGGTTGGGGAGCTGCAACTTGGGGTACAAGTACATGGGGAACTCCTCGGACTATTTCTATTGTAACTTTAGATATGAGAATGTGGTCTATAAATAATTGGGGAGAAGATTTAATTATTACTCAAAAAGATGGTTCTACTTATGAATGGAATTTATCAGGAGGAATGAGTGGTAATAGAGCTACAATAATTGCTAATGCTCCTACCAATTCTACTTTATCAATGGTATCAACAGAAACTAGACATGTCGTATGTATGGGTACAGAAACTTCTATTGGAAATACTTCAACTCAAGATAAAATGTTTATTCGTTGGTCTGATCAAGAAGAATATAATCAATGGACTCCTAATGTAACTAATTCAGCTGGATCACAAAGAATAGCAGGTGGAAGTGAAATTAGATGTGCACGTCCTGCTAAAGGAACTATTTTAGTATGGACTGATACTACAATGCAATCAATGTCTTTTATTGGTCCACCTTTTATATTTGGTTTTAGACAACTAGGTAATGATTGTGGAGCTGTCGGTATGAATGCTGCAATAGTAATAGATGATATAGCTTACTGGATGTCTGATGGACAATTCTTTAGATATGCAGGTGCTGTTCAAGAAATACCTTGTCCTGTATTAAATCATGTATTTGATAATATAAATAAAGTTCAATATCCTCAAGTTTATGCTGCACAAAACTCTAATTTTTCTGAAGTAATATGGTATTATCCTTCTAGTTCCTCAGATCAAAATGATAGATATGTAATATATAATTATTTAGAAAACTCATGGTGTTTTGGTACTATGAATAGAAGTACATATCAAGATAATGGAGTTGAATTTAATCCTTTAGCTACTGATTATACAGCTAATGCTACAGCTAATACTTTTTCTCAAATTAATGGTTTAACAGCAGGAAGAAGTTTAATTTATAGAATGGAAGATGGTGTAGATGCTGATGGGTCAGCTTTAACAGCTTATATTCAATCAGGTGATGGTGATTTAGCTGATGGAGAAGAATTTATGTTTATAAACAAAATTATACCAGATTTTCAAAATCAAACTGGAAATGCTTTAATTACTTTAACAACAAGAGATTATCCTTATGGTAATACTACTGCTGGAGAAACTGTGACAATAAGTAATACAACAGGATTTGTTAATACTCGAATCCGAGGTAGACAATCTAATATAAAAATAGAAAATACAGCAATAGGAGATAATTGGAGATTTGGAACTTTAAGAGTAAATTTAAGAGCTGATGGAAAAAGATAAATATAAAATACGAAAAGCACAAATTTCTGATGCTGTTCGAATAAGAGAACTATTAAAAACATGGTTAATAGAGGCTCCATTTAACTTTGGAAATACTAATAATAAAAAAGCATTAGAAAATATAGTATTTTACATTAAGAATAGTTTTGTTATAGTAGTAGAATATGAAAATATTATTGTAGGAACATTAGCTGCTACAGTAGATGAAACGTGGTATAGTGATAAAAAGTTTATGAGAACTTTATGGTTACATGTAAGTCCACAACATCGAAGATTTAGCATTTTTCGTTCTTTAATGATAGTATTTAAGGAATATGCATTAGCTAATAAAGTTACTGCTATATGTGAAATATTCCAAGGTAAAGATGTTGAAAGAAAAAACAATGCCTTTATTAAACTAGGTTTTAAAGTTATAGGAGGAACTTTTATCGTCAATGGGTAGTATATTCAAACCAAGCACAACAATAGTACAGGCACCTAGCACGTCATCGACTAGCTATGATATACCTGAATACTTTAAAGAAATTCAAGAACGTACTTTAAGAACAGCAGAAAATGTTTTGAGTCAACCTTATACTGCTTATCAAGGTGATAGAATAGCTTCACTTGATCCATTAGAAACTTCAGCTGCAAATGTATATTCTCAACAAGTAATTCCTCAAGCTGGACAATTAGCTAATATTGCAAATCAAACTTATGATACAGCAACAGCTCAAGCTTATGCTAATCCTTATGAGAATCAAGTTATTGCAGGAGCATTAACAGATTTAGGTGATGCTTATGGTAGAAGTAGAACAGCTATGGATGCTCAAGCTGTAGGTGCAGGAGCTTTTGGTGGAGAAAGACAAGGTATAGAAAATGTATTAGGACAAGAAAGATATTTAGATTCAGTAGCTGATACAACAGCTAGATTAAGACAAGCTGGTTTTGAATCAGGTGCTGCAAGATTTGCTCAAGATAGAGCTGCACAAATGCAAGGAGCAACTACTCAGATAGGAGCTTTACAATCAGGTGCACAAGGTCTTCAAGCTTTTGGTCAACAAGCACGTGGAATAGAACAAGCTAAATTAGCAGAAGGATATCGTGACTTTATAGAAGCAAGAGAATATCCTGCTGGACAAATAAGACAAATGGTTGGAGCTTTATCAGGTGCTCCTATAAGAAGTTATGGAGAAGAAAGATCAGGATCAGTTGGAACACCAGTAGCTGGCCCAAGTATCTTTGGTCAAGTAGCAGGTGCAGCATTAGCAGGTTCACAATTTATGCCTTCTGATATTAGAATGAAAGAAGATATTAAATTAGTTGGTAAATCTCCTATGGGAATTAATATTTATAACTTTAAATATTTAGGTGATGATAAAACATATCAAGGTGTAATGGCTCATCAAGTACCTCAAGCTTCAAGTGTAAATGCTGATGGATACTTAATGGTAGATTATAATAAACTTGATGTAGACTTTAAGGAGGTTTAATGGCACAGACTTTAGAAGAGGCTTTTCCTGGTTGGAGTACTGCTGAAATTATTCAAGGATATAAAGATGAAGATAAGGAAAAAAAAATTAATATGAAAAATAAAAATACATACGATCCTAAAGATATAAAAAATTTAGAAATGTACGAGGACATTGAATCTTCAGATAAAAATAAAGATGATACTGCATTTATAGATAGTCATCCTGATTCTTGGTTGAAGAAGCCTGGATCACCTGAGAAGCTTGGTGGTGAAGGAACCGGATACATAATAGATGAAAAAGGAACTAAAAATTGGGGTAGCTTAAATGAAGAAGGTAAATTTATTTATGATGATGAAATAGTAGAAGATAAAGATGAAATAGTAGTAGATGATAAAATAAAAGTTGATGGTGGAGCTGCTTTAAGTGATAAAATTATTATACCAAAGAAAAAACCAGATCAAGAAAAAACTGGTTTAGCTAAGTTTACAGAAACTGTCGGATCAGCTTTTGAAAATATTGCTACAGAGTTACCTGATAAAATAAAAGAAGTATGGTCTGATAAAGATAAAAGAAGAAATGTGTTAAGAGGTTTAGAAATTATAAATGCTTCATCTGGTATTAAATCAATAGGTCAAGCTAAATCTCCTTTAGGCATGATTTCTGAAGGACTACTTAAAGCTGAATCGAAATTTGCTGCTCAAGATTTAAAAGCAGCAGAAATAGAAGCTCAAAAGTTAAAAGCTTTAAATACAAAAAGAGGTGTTTTAGAACCACATGAGGCAGCTCTTTTAAAAAATTATACTAAATATACAGATGAAGAAGCACTAAATAAAAAAAATTATGCTGCAACTTTTGATATTTACGGACTTTTGAAAAAAGCTGCATTTAATAAGAAAGAATTACCTACAGGTGTTTTAGCTAAACTTTTTCAAGGAGCAGAAGCAGCTATAACTGAAATTCCAGGTGGTGCAGAATTATTAGATATGGTACTTAAAAGAGGTGGTGATACTCAGTGGATGGATTCTAAACAACAAGTTACTTTTAAAAATATGTTAGGAGCTGCCACTAAACAAAAAATTGTAGCTCAAGTAAAAGAATTATATCCTGTATCTAATAAAGATATAGAAATACTACTTCAAACAGTAGGAGATATTGGAACTAATCCTGAAGCTTTAAGACGTTTAGTTGCAGCACAAATGGCAACTAGAGAAATATCATTAAATCAAAGAAAATATGCTAGTGAAATGTTTAAAAAAGGTGATTTAGATTTTAAAGAAAATTCTTTTTATGCTGCAGAAAAAGAATTAGCTGACAGTTTCAGAGATAGTGTCTCTGATGAAATTTTACTAGCAATGTATGGTACGACAGAGGATATTTCTGATTCTGGAATTATTGCAGCTAAATATTATCAAGATTTACAACCTCAATTTGACGATGATCAGGATCCTTTTGATATATTTAAACAATCAAAAATAAAAAGTACAGAGGAAAATTTGAAATTAATAAAAGAAAGACAACTAAACGAAAAATAAAACTTAAATGAAATAGAATAAAATGATATGGCAGAACTTACAGAGTACCAAAAAGAATCCTATAATCTTTATATCGCTAATCAGATAGATAAAGAGACAGCCCTTAAATTAGCAACCGGCGAATTAAGTGCTGATGCTTATGAAGAACAATTAAAAAAAACTGAAATTACAAATGAAGAACAAGCTATCGATGAAGCTGGATATAGTGTTGAATTAAGTGATAAGACTAAAAAGAAAGTTGCAGAAACACAATCTAAGCATGCTAACAGTGCAGCGATGGATGATTATTCAGGTGAAAGTTACATGTTCACTGAATATGTTCCGAGTAAAAAAGATGTTGTACAAGCTTATGGTATTAATGCAGAAGTTAAAAATGAACTTCCTAAAGAAATAAGAGCTGCTTTAAGTTTAGGAATTAATAACGAAACATTAACATTAAGAGATGCTAAAAATTTATATATTAATGAATATTTATTAGAAGATAAAGAATTAGATCCAGAATTAGTAGAATTACATAAAGATAAGATTGAATTTAAATATCAAAAATTAAATAAAAATATTTTTGATGGAGGAAAGGGAGAATATAATGTTTTAACTTATCGAGTTCCAGAAGAATTAGGTGGAACTAATAAATGGACTACTACAAATGCTCCTACTTTATATCCCACAACAGGAGATTTATCAGCAATAGCAGGAGATGTTGCTACAGTAGGAGCAGCAGTCGCTGGTGCTATTGGAGGAAGTTTCGTAACTCCAGTTGTAGGAACAGCAGGAGGTTCTGCAGGTGCTACTTTTACTGCTGAAGTAGCTAAATATGTAATAGGAAGAGAATTTTATGACTTAGGAGAAGGTGTTAATGATGACGACTATTATAAAATGGCTTTTACTCAAGCTGCAATATTAGCTGGAATAGATTTAGTTGCAACTCCTGCTTTTTTATTAACTGGTCAAGCTATAAAAAAAGCTGTTCTTACTTCAGCTAAAGATAAAATTAGTTCTGAATCAATAAAAAATGTAATTAAATCAGGCGGAAAATTAGATGAAGGTTTACTTAAAAATTTAGATGAAGCTAAAAAAATTTTAACAGACAATGGAATTCCTGAAAAAGTAGCTGATGATTATTTAGTAGCAAGTGTAGATAAAGCTTTTCCACTTGCTACCTTAAAGGCACCTAAATCAATATCAAAAAAAGTTCTGAAGGAAATAGAATTAGGTAGAGCTAATAAAATTATAAAAACAAAAGAAGTTGAAAATAACATAATTAAAATAGTTTCAGGATTAGATAATGTAAATATAACAGGATCACAAAAAGATGATATTATAAATAACATCTCAAATCAACTTGTTAAAATAAGAAATGCAGAAATTGCAGCTGCTAAAGAAATAAAAAAATCTGCAGAAGGAAAAATAATTAAATTTAAAACTGATAATCCAGTTGTAAATGAAATAGATCAATTAGGAATAAGTTTTGCAAAAATAAATCAAGGTATAAAAACTACATTATTTGGTGCAGAACAAAATGTAAAAAAAATAGCTGCTAATTCAAATGTAAAATTTAATTTAAATATAGGTGAAACTAAAAAAGTTTTAAATACCATTATTAAAGAGTATAGCGAAAAAGTAGTACAAAAAATGAAAAAACCTACTGCTAAAAATAAATTAATAAATAATAAAGAGTATGTAAAAAAATATCTAGCAAATCAAAAAGTAAAAGAATTTTATGAAACTTTATCTAAATATAGCAGTCGAGAAGATGTTGTTAACTTTACTAAATTATTAAAAGGAGGAGTTGTAAATATTGAAAATATGAGTTATAGCCAAGTAATGGCTTGGAGAAAACTTATCATAGCTGCTGAATCAGGTGAAATGACTGGTGTAATGGCTAATGCTTTAACAAAAGTAAAAGGAGCTTTTAATGATGCCATTCAACAAGGAGTAACTAAAGATAAAAATTTATTAATAGCACATAATAATTATGATCATTTATTAGGTATGTATCAAAATTCTTTTTTACGTGAGTTATCTCAACAATTTGGATATGGTACTGGTATTAAAGTAACACGACAAGCAGGTATAATAGGAGAAGGTGAAAAAGTAATTAAATATTTTACAGAAGGTGGAGATGCACTTTCTAATGCGGGTAGATTAAAACAAATATTAGATAGTAAATTAAAGCCTGTACATGTAAATGATAAAAATAAAATTTATAATGCTTTATACGAAAAATATTTTAAACAAGTTTATAAAGAGCCAGGATCAGGTAAAGATGTAATGAAACACTCAGAATTTGTTGCAAAGTATGGTGCTGTATATGAAACAATTTTAGGAAAACAAATATGGGCAAAATTTGCTAGTAATTCTAAAAATGCATTAAAAGTAATGGATGATGCTGTAGAAAATCAATTAAAAGTTACAAAAGAAATTTCTGAAGCTTTACCAGGTTTAAGTGTAAAAGTTATTGATAAACAAAATCCAACTGAAATAGTTAAACATCTTTTAACTAAAATGAGAGGTGATAATGTAACTAAATTAGTTTCTAATTTAAATAAAACAGTAGAAGGAAAAGCTGTATTACAAGATATCAGAAGAGTTTTTGTTTATGACTTTTTAGATCAAACTAAAGTAAATGGTTTACATAATGGAATTAAATTAAATACTTTTTTAGATGCTAATAAAGAAGCGATAGAAAAATTATTTAATAAAAATTTTTTAGAAACTTATAGATCAGTTGCTAAAGGTCTTACAGCACTTCAAGATATTAGTTTTTTAGGAGCTAATGCTGCAAATAAAAGTATAACAGAAATGGCAAATCAAGCTGGTTTATTTGTAGATATATGGGCGGGACCTTTAAATCACAATAGATTAATTATAAATAGATTAGCAAGAATATATGAAATGTTTGGTTTAGGTGGAGATAGTATAAATGTACTTATGGATTATAAAATGTTTCTTGAGGCAGCTAAAAAAAGTGCATTAGGCGGAAATTATCACATGATGTTAGATGCTTTAAGTGGTTCTAAAAATCCAGCTCATAAAAGTTTATTAAGAAAATTTACAGAAATAATATGGGGGGAGCCTACAAAGTATAAAGGATTAAGTACAAAAGGAGCAATTACTTTGGAATATTTAAAAGATAAAGGAGAAGATATTGGAGGAGATAATCGACCTATGCCTGATGACCCTGATGTATTTACTGTTGTTGATGAAACTTTATCTACTTTAGGAAGAAATGTAAAAAAAGATGTCTATAATAATACTCTATTTCTTATAAAACAATTTGCAAATGCGATAACTGCTGGTGAATCAGGGTTAGAAAAAGATTACGAAAAAGAAGATTGGGAAGAGAAAGAACTGATGCAATAATGCTGGCTAAAAATAAGGGTTGTCTTTGTGAAAATCTAGCAGTGTGTTGGTTACAAGAACAAGGTTATTATGTGTTTAAAGGAAGTCAAACACATTGTGCTATTGATTTAATTGCCGTGGATCCAAAAACATTAGAACATAAATTTTTTGATGTAAAACATATTGGTCGTAGAAAAGATGGAAGTTTAATAGCTCGTC